TTGTAGTAGCGCAGCCACTGCGGACGGATGACCTGATTCTTCTCCGTCCGGACCTGGAGGATTTGCGGCTGCAGCGTCTTCTTGAACCAGTTCCGCACGCTAGCTTTGCTAGCTAGATTAGCGGACAATACCAGTTGGTCTGCCATTAGGCGAATTGGATGGCGTGCATCTGGCCGAAGGTGATGTCAACGATGGCGGCGCCGCTGCCACCACCGGACTGCGCCCAGAGCGACCACGTATGGGAGAGGTCGGTGGGGACGGCGATGCGGACCATCGTGAACGGGATATCGACCGGGCCGAAGGCAACCGAAGGTGGCGCCTGGTAGGCGAAGCCGCGTTGCTGCATCACGCTGGAGCCCCGGTTCAGGTTGAAGCCAGGCCAGATGAAGGTATTGGCTGGACAAGTTACCTCCATAGTTACCTGCGCGAAGACGACGGTCCAGCGGACGTTGTCGTCGGCGGGCAGGTTGACGTTGCAGACGAGGAACGGGGGGACGGTGTCGTCTATCCCGATCCGCATTTGGCCGACTGGAGGGAGCGCGACGACGCCGGAGGCAGCGGTGAAGACGCTGGCCTTCGGGGCGAGGGTCGCCTGGGAGACCGAGCCCGCCGGCGGGTGGAAGGTGGCCCCGGGGGCGAAGCTCAGGTCATTCTGGATCGTGGTGTAGTTCGGGGTGAGGCCGGGGACGGTGAGGGTGTTGCCGGCCTGGACGGCGCCGGAGAGGGCGCTCTGGCCATCGACGGTCAGGTTGCCGGTCACCTCCAGGTCGCCGGTGACGAGAGCGCCGGAGCGGTTGATGACCCGGGTGATCGCCTGGTCGATCAGTTGCCAGTTGCGATTCTTCTCGGCGTCCTCGCCCAGGTTCAAATGGAGGGTCGGGGTCTGCATCAGGAGACTCCTGCCGAGACGGCGTACTGGGGGGCGGCGGCAGCAGCCGGCGTGGACGGGACCCAGACCTCGGCCACGACCTGCGAGGCGACCAGGGCGGCAATGGGGGACTCGGTCGTCCAGACCTCGGCCACGGTCTGGGAGGCCCGGAGGTCGGTCGGCGGCTGATTCTGCACCCACACCTCGGCCACGACCTGGCTGGTGCGGACCTGGACGGTGCCGGTCGTCCAGGTCTCGCCGGCGATCTGGGAGGCGCGAAGGTCGGTGGCCATCTAGAGAGTCACCTTCTGGCCAAGCTGGAGCGCGTTGACGGCGGCGAGGGTCCAGGTGGTGGCGGTGTTCGGGTCGGTCGGGTCCACCCGACTCAAGTATTGCCAGGTGGAGGAGACGGCGGTGTCGGTGCCGAAGACTTCGGTGCTCCCGCTCTTCACGCGGAGTTGGCCCTGGCGGGTGCCGGCGTCGGACTTCCTGATATATACCTTACTTACTACACCGATGATGGCGGCGGGCACGAAGCCGACCGGGGCGAGGCTGTAGAGGTCTTCGTCGCCCACGTTCGTGCTGGAGACGTAGTCGGTGTCGCCGTTCGCCTGCGTCTCGGAGCAGTTGTAGGCGTTGTTCCCGAGGATGGCGACTTCGGTCCAGGCCCGGGCGCCCGAGATGGAGACCAGGGTGGTGGCGGCGACGGCGGGGTAGCCGCTTGCGAAGCTGGCGTCTTGCACGAAGGAGGAGCCGCTCAGGTTCCAGCCATTCGGGTTGATTACCATGTTAGCAAACATTGCAGAGTAGTATCTGCGCCCGGCGACGACCGGGATGGTGGCGGTGGGGACGCTGTTCAACTGGCCGCTCCCCGGGTTGGTGAGGGCGGGCGCGGTGCCGAGGAGGTTGCCGGGCTGGCCGCCGGGGCCGTTGCCGTCGTAGATGGCGGCCTGGAAGGAGCCGGCGGCGGGGGCCGAGGAGAGGTTAAACGAGATGCGGCCGACCGCCCCGGAGCGCGACGGGGACCAGGGCTGCGAGAAGAAGATGCGGTTGGCGGCCGGGGTGTAGTTGGCGAGGCCATTGGCGCCGTCCGTGTAGACGACCGTGGGGGCGGTGACGGCGGGGACGAAGACCTTCTGGGCCGTGTCGGCGCAGGCGGGCAGGCAGACCCCGCGCACGTCCCCGACCCAGGTGTTGGGCGCGGCGCCGCTCGCGCCGTAGATCAGGATGTCGTCCCAGAAGTTCGACGCGGCGCCCCCACTGCTCGTCCCGAGCGTGATGGCGTTGGCGAAGCTGTTGGCGGTGCTGCGCGTGTTCAGGCCCGAGGCGGTAAAGCTGGCGCTGGGGCTACCATTCTTGCGAACTGTGAAGACGCCGTTGGTGGGGTCGATCGTGACGGCGATCTGGAAGTGCGTCCAGAGCGAGGCGAGGAAGGCACCACTGTACTGCGCGAGCCAAGTGGCGCTGTTCTGGTCACCGCGCTTCAGGACGATCGAGCCGTCGCTCATCGTGACGATGGTCACCTGAGCGGTGCCGCCGAACCCGCCATCTTTCAAGATGAAGTAGGACTCGACGACGGCGCTGCCGGGGGCCTGGAGGGCGCCGTTGCGGAAGTGCGCCAGGGTGACGTAGACGGTGACCTCGTTGCCCGGGAAGTTCTTGTGCAGGTTGTCGAAGGACTGCGCGCTGTAGGCGTAGGTCGGGGGTGCGCCGAAGCGACCCGCCACGAAGTTCCCGACCGACGGCGCGCTGTCCCAGACGCTGTGGTTCAGGTCGCTGGTCGAGCCGTAGTAGTCGAAGCTGTCAGCTACTATCCAAGCCATCTAGATGATCCCCACAATGGTCCAGACGAGATTGGCGAAGGTGGCGTCGGCGGTCGCCGGGGCGGTGAGTTCGAAGAGCATCCCCGGCGTGACCGCGAGCGGGCCGCCGATCATGGCGAAGGTGGCGTTCACACCCCCGGCGGGCCAGGTCGCGGTCATGACCGGGTTGCCGCCATAGAGGAGGGTGCATTGCGCGCTTGCCGTGGGCGGCGTCTTCGCGCGAGCGTAGGAGCGGTTCGCGTTCAGGGTGAAGTTGAGCGCGGGCTCCCAGAGCCCGAGCGAGAGGGAGGCGGTCGGCTGGCCCGCGAAGGCGCCAGCCATCAAGTAGTATTGCGGGACGGCGGGCAGCCAGGTGCCCGAGACGTAGACGTAGAGGCGAAGATCGGTGGTGTTGAACCAGAGGAAGCCGTCCACCGGGGAGGCGGGCGCGGTGGTGCCGATGTAGACGATGGCATTCTGGGGTAGGTTGATGCCAAGCTGGGCGAAGAGTTGCTGGACCGCCCCGTCGATGAGGGACCAGTTGCGGTTGTCCTCTGCCGAGCCGTCGAGGTTCAAGTGGAGGACGGGGGTCTGGTCGGGATGCATTACGCTCCGAAGATGACGGTGGCGCCGCACGCGCGCCCGTTGTCACAGGTGATGGTCGCGGCGGCGGTGCCCTCGTAGGGGGTGGTGCAGCGCGGGCAGACCGCTTTGCGGGCCGAGGTCGAGTGGACCATCCCGAGGTGCTTCCAGACGGTGTTCGCGACCTTCGGGGTGCCGGCCTTCTCGTCGGGCTGGGTCATGGATTCACCGGGATGGTAATACCAAGGTTCTGTAATACCTGTAACGCAACCCTGATATTGTGGTTGGTGTCGGCGTCGGCGGTGAGGCCCATCGGGTGGGCGGGGACGGTGCCGCTCGCGACGGCGGCGTCCAAGATGTTGAGCGAGTCGTTCATCCGCGCGTCGGGGGTGTAGAAGAGCCCCAGGTTGGGGGTGTAGGAGGGGTCGGCGGGATGCGCGACGATGGGCTGGGAGGCGGCCTTGGCGGTCAAGGCGGCGTCCAGGCGCTCCCAGTTGGTATTCATTTCTGTCCAACTTGTATAGGAGAATCTCATGTTACCAGAGCCTGTCCCCTTCTGCGAGCTTCTTCCAGGTGGCCTGGGTGTCGGCGCCCGCTGCCTCCAGGTTGTCGATGCCGTAGCGGAAGGCGTCTACGCAATCCTTCATGGGATGGGTCTTCACCGGGCGATAGGGCGGGTAGGGGGAGAGGTGGAAGCCGCCGGAGAGGGCCTCGATCAAGTTGGGGCACTTCGGGCTGACCAGGACCCCGGGCTCGTGGCCGAGGCGGGGCACGTAGACACGCTTGAGAAAGTATTCTCGCATTCTGGAATACGAAACGTCTTTCCCAGGCCTGTTCGTGTGCATGGTGATGCCGGCGCGGGAGAGGACATCTGCGATGCGCCCGAGGGTGCCGCTGGACTCGGCCTCAGGATCGCCGGCATCGAAGTGGTCTTTGCGGACGACCAAGTCCGTGCTGAGAGCGGACACCATAGGCAGGAGTTGGTCCAGGGGGACATTGAAGGGGCAGAGTTCCCGGTGAACCAGGATTTGACTGTACGGCGACAGTTGGGCGAAGAGGACGACAGGGGACACGGACCCAAAGTCCCAGAATCGTAGCAGTCGAACATCTCGACTCACCGGGCTTTCGCGGACGTGGATGTTGGCGTCGAATTCGGGGACGACCGGCTCCCCTTCCGGGGTGGTCCAACTGATTTCGTACTCGCGCTGCCAGGCGCGGAGGGTGAGGCCCGCCGAGGTCTTCTCTTTCCAGTCGGCGGGGCGCTTGCCGGGATCGGCGGTGTAGTGCAATCGAAGAACATAGAAACCATTACGAGGATTGCGCCATTCAGTGACCCCTTTGCGTGGCGTCCCGGCATGGTCGGGGGGGCGGTCGATCACCTTCTCGATCGCGGTGGACTCGATCATTCCTCGCCCTGGTCTGGTTCCTGTTGGGTGTCGGGTTGCATGTAGGCGGGCAACTCCGGGGTGGTCGCGGTCTGCTCGCCCAGGCGGTAGCCAAGGAGAAAGAATTCTACTTGGCTCTGATCTGTGAAGTGGACGCGCTCGTTGTAGGGCGCCATGCCGAGGAGGCCCAGGCCGGAGGGGTCGGGGACGAGCGTGATGGGCACCTGGAGTTGCCAGAAGCGCGCCATCGTCGAGTAGAAGTCAGGCGCTGGCATCGCCGGGTTTCTTCGGGGTCTCGCCGCTGGTGAGCGGAATCGCGGCGGCGGCCAAGCGCGCGTTGATCTCTGCGATGGCCGCGTCGATGCGGGTCCAGTTGGCGTTGCGTTCGGCGTCGGGACCGTAGGTGAGCCCGATGTTGGGGGTGCGATCGAGACCGTAGCCCATGGGAGCCTCCTCTCAGGAGAAGACGGCGCACACGTCTTCGGGGCGGTCGAAGCCGGGAGGGAGCGGGAGGGCGTTGCCGAAGACGTTCTTGGATTGGAAGCAAATGAATTTGATAGTTGGAGTGACGCAGAAGAACTTGGGGGAGCCGATGGTGACGACGTGGACGCCGCAGCCATCGGTGACGGTGACCTGGACGTTCGGGCGGTGGAAACCCGTCACCTCCGGGGTGAAGCAGACGCCGCCGCCGAAGTCGCCGCTGGTGCTCCACTCTTGGACGCCTTCGCCCAGGTTGAAGTCGAGCGTGACCGTGGAGGAGAGGAGCACGGAGACGGGAGCGAGCGGGCCGTTCACGGGGACGCGCGGGGCCACGTCGATGTCGGTCGTCACCGCGCAGGCAGCACCCGCCGTGTTGGGTACGATACCTCGAAAGATAGGATTGTTGTTAGCGTCGGACTCGTAGGCCATGAACGTGTCGGCTTGCGGCACGCCGGTGCAGCACACGGCGGGCTGGCTGGCACACAGGGGGTTGCAGTTTTGGGCAGGAGCAGCCGTGGGCAGGAGAAGGAGCGCCATGCAGCAGAGCCATCTCCTGCTCCTGCTCCATCCGGATGGATTGGAGTTCGTGCTCGGTCTCCTGCTCGAATTGAATCTCATGCTCGGTCTCCCGCTGCAGTTGGAACGCGCAGCCCGTTAACAAGACAAGCCATGCGATCTTCCATGTCATCTGATCTGCAACATGACGCTCTATGCGTCATGGTGCATAGACGTGCTCTCCCATCTGGGGCTGGCGCCGCAGGTCGGCCAGTTGCTGCATGGTGTAGGCGATGGCTTCGTCCGAGGTGATGGCGAGGTTCGCGGCCATGAGGGCGATGTAGTTCAGGAGTTCGGGGAAGCCGCCGGCGCTGATCTGCACGCCACTGCGCGAGTCGAAGTTGATGGTGCCGGTGCCGGTGGGACCGATCGTGACGCCCTCGCCGCCGACGTAGCGGGTGGGCGCGATGGGGGTCCAGGTGCCGGTTGCTGTGAGCGTTGCTGCCATGGGTCCTCCTACGGATTGGGTAGAATTCTAGGCGGCATGTTGGCTGCGGAGACGTAGCCGCCGGCGCCGGTCCAGCCGCCGACTGGGGTGTTGGCCGTGCCGGTCACCGCTGGTGCGGGTGCTGGCTGTGGGGATGGTGCGAGCCGTGCTCGGGGTGCGGCGACGAGGCGCTCCCACCAGGCGCGGCGCCGCCAGAGGATTCCCCCGTGTTGGGGTCCACCATATCGCCCTGGTGGCCGGCAGGGGCCACGGGCGGGGTCGTCTGGAGGTGTGGGTTTTGGCCTTCGGGGATCAGGCCCGAGAGCGGGACGCCGGTGTCGGTGGCTTCCGCTTCGGCCTGCGCGAGTTGGTCCATCCAGGCGGCCTCGTCCTTGGCGGCGCCCTCCTTGACGGCACGGCACTGGAGGACGGCAGCCTTGAGCGCGGGGATGCGGATGGCGGGCGGGTACTGGGCAGTGGTCTGGATCATCGGCATGTCGGCACTCCTGTAGGAGAAGACATCATTACTTGGTACAGGTATAGCATATATACCTTTCTGAGGGCGGAACGAGCCCTCAGGGACTCCAATCTGGGGTGCTGGTGTGCATTCGATTGAATTCGGCATCCCAGGTGGCCGTGTAGGCGATGAACTGCCCGGTGTTGATCGCGCGGACCAGGGCGACGGTGTCCTTGTTGGGCTTGTTCACGAGGGTGGGCGGGGCGACGATCTGGGGCTCGACCTGGGTCATCGCTTTTTCCTCAGCCCGGAGAGGGTTTGGGCGAAGCGGGCGCGCTGGCCGACCTTGCCACCCTTGGCTGCCGCTGCCGCGATCTTCGATTTGGGAATCTTCTTGCCCTGGGGGACGCCGAGGTCGCGGTGCAGTTGCCCGGGTTTCTTGATGGCGCCTTTGATGAAGTTCTTGGCCATGATAGAATCAGGGGTAGGTAGGCGAACTGACGGTGGCCGCCTCGCGGTTCATGAAGCCGTGCCAGATGGCATCGAGGAGGGTCTTGGCGGACTGGTAGGTGATGCCGTAGTTCGACGCCGCCAGTTGGACGAACTGGACGAGTTCGGGGAAGTCGAGGGATTTGAGTTGCTCGAATTGCATCTTGTCGGCATGGAGCGTGTTCGGGTTGGCGAGGGCGGGGTTGGTCGCGTTCTGGAGCGCCATGCCGGTCAGGTCCACGTTGAGCGTGGTCCAGGTCCCCGCTGCGGTGATGGTTGCTGCCATTAGGTCATCCTTTCTGTCGTTCTCCCTAGGGCGGGAGCCCCTAGGGATGTAATGCGTGCCGGAATCAGGCCCACGAGGGAGAGGAGCCAGAGGATCACCGCGATGACGATGACCACGCGGATAATTTGCTTGATAGTTGGGTCGATGGGGAGGAGGGTCTCGATGAGGTAGAGGATGAGCCCGATAACTATTAGAACTACTATGAGTTGGATGAGGGGCATCACTGCGTCCCTCCCGTGGAGGGCGGGGCGAGGAAGCCGCCGGCGGCGTAGGGATCGGACATGCGGTGCTTGGCGGCGAGGTACTGGATGAAGAGCTTGCCGTAGGGGGACGAGGTGAGGCCGGAGAGGAGGCCGCCCATGCCGCCGCCGCCGGGAGTGCCACCGCCGAGCCCGCCGCCGGTGCCGATGGGGCCGGCGAAGGGGGTCTGGAAGTTCGGCAGCATGCCGGAGCCCGAGGAGCCGGGGACGGCGGTCGGATCGGGGAGGCCCATGGAGGCCGAGGCGGGAGGGGCCATGACGCCGAAGGTGCCAGCGGAGCCGGTGCCGGGGATGCCGGCGCCGATGTTGCCCATGCCGGTCAGGTCGGCGGTGGGGCCGGTGCCGGCGCGCATCCCGAGCGGGGAGGTGTTGACGGGCGGGGCGCCGGGGGCGCTGCCTTTGCCGCCGCCCGAGGAGCCGAGCGCGGAGGCGGCGCCTGCAGCGGGGGCTGCCGAGGCAGCGGCGTCAGCGGCGCCGGCCGTCGCACCGCTTGCTCCAAGGGCACCGAGCAGGCCAGCTAGGAATGCCATACGTGGAACCTCCTACTTGCGTGCGGGCTGGGAAGCTGTATGGGGAAGGTGGGGCGCCAGCCGAGCCCCAGCCACACTGCCTAGAGTGGCGCAGAGGACCACCCTCCGCATGCTGGCTGGCGCACCATCCCCTGTGCCCTGAACGGAGCGCGTCCCCTCAGAGCGCATCGAAGACCGCCTGCTTGAAGAAGCCTGGGCTCGCACTGCTGACGCCGGTGAATCGGCCGCCGCCCTCCAGGGTGGGGATCGAGGCGCTGTAGGTATCGTGGGCGAGTTCCCAGTAGGCCATCTCGTCTGCGAAGATGGCGGTCAGGGTGTATTGCCGGAGTTGGTCCGCGCCTTGCGCGACACCGATGATCTCAGAGCCGATAGTAGGGTATTTGAGGCGGGCAAAGTTATATTGAAAGGGTAACGGCTCCAGGTCGGCGGGAAGATGCTCCTCGATGAACTTGACCCGACGCACCAGTTCAGCCGCACCCTCAGAATCGTTGAGGCCCTGTTTGCGAGAGACGAAGGCGATGGTCGAGCCGGGGAAGAAGCGGGCGAGCCAGCAGTGGAGCGCGACCATCGTCCATGAGACCAGGACGCGGCGTGACTTGGGAACGAGAAAACGCTTCTCATGGAGCCATCGGTTGACGGTGTGCTGGACGTAGTTCTTGCAGCCGTACTCGCACATGCAGGGGGCGTCGTCGTAGTCGGGGAAGCGGCGGACCTGTTGGGAGGCCTGGTCCATGGTCCAGACGCACTCGACGAGGAAGGCGTAGGGATCGTCCCGGTAGCGTTGCGAGCTAGTTTTCTGGACTGATCGTAAGACGGCCCGGGCACGGAGGACCATCTCGTCCTGGTTCGGCAGGTCGAGGAGGAAGGGCTCGCCTGGTTCTATCGGGGGGGCCTGCACCCGAGACGACATGCCCAGGCCTGGCTTCCTAGTTCCGCATGCGTCGCCCTAGCGACGCCCCGCGAACGCCAGTGAGCGGCATCTTGCGAGGTGCCTTAGACCGGGGGGAGGGAGCATGTCAAGCGGGGTGTGCGTTTAACCGCACGATCTGAGGATGGATGGATGGGGGTTGACAAGGTAGCGTGTTGAGTTCATAACACTGCGGGCTGCCCCACCATCCCTGGGGCCAAGGCGGCGGCTGGCGGGTTTTGGGAGTTGTCCCTCCTTGGGCTTGCTGGTCGCCGCCTCCCACCGCTCA